CACCACCTTCTTTACCTAGTGTTCCATCATTTAATGGTTCACGTTCTTCATCCAGCATCTGGAAGTCTTCTCTGTAATTAACTTCAATATTAGTTCCAAACATAGCATTAATCTTGTCAACAGCTTCTCTTCTACTTTGTAACCTACTATATCTACTAGCAATAGTTCCACCTTGATTCCTTGTAACTTCATCAGTTATCAATCTTTCCTTCTTAGTTATATTAATATTGCTTATACCTAAGTATGTCAAGGCTTCGTTCCATATCTGAGTTTTTAACTGATAGATTTTATCAGCAACATAAGGTGCATCTGTCTTCAAAACTGTTAAAGCGTTCATATCCAGATTCTTGTCACCGAATATAAAAGGTGCATTACCATCATATTCCTTATACAAGTTAAGCATTGTCAACCTTTGCTTTTCACTAGCACGTACTAGAACTGGAGTTTTCTGAGCATTAGCATTAACATCTATTATTCTATCCAGATTATACAACCTTCTGGCGAACATTTTAACATCCAGAACACTATTTGTTCTAAGCATATTATTATAGATAACAACACTATTACTACTCTTTAACATCTTCTGATAATTATTATATGAACTATATGCCCTTCTTATAAGTGGGTAACCATAAACATCTAGTCTACCACTAACTATACAATCCAAACATAAGTTACCTATAACATCATCATTAAAGTACACCATGCAACCATTTTCAAACAAGTGTAATTCTAAGTATCTAGCGTCAACAGTAGGTGGAAGGTTTTTCCATTCAAACATAGAAATAGCTAGTTCAGTTAATCTTTGAAGATACTGTAAATAGGTTCTGTTATTAAGCAACATACTATCTTCAAATTCGCTTAAAACATTTCTGCTTCTTCTACTCATATTCACCACCTATTCATCATTTCTTATCAAACTATTATTTAACGAATAGTTACCAACTTCATTAGCATTTTTCCAGAAGGTAATACCTCTATCATAAATACTGATAATCTTTTTAGAATCATCTGTTGGTACACTACCACTCATCACACAACCTAAAGTTTTAACATAATTCCAATGTGGTCTACTATGTGTATTAATTCTACCTATAGATTTTACAGCATAACCAAACATAGTGAAATAATCATCAATCATTCTGGCTGTCTGATAATTTACAGAACATCTACCACCATAAAATTTTTGTTTACCTATTGCTGTATTAACACCACCATTATTAAAACTTCCTTTACACAAATCAGCTTGTATACTTGCCTTATACCACTCTGACAGAATAGAAGTTACGTTACCAATTATTCCACCAGCCATTGTACCTTCTGGATGTGCTGAATACTGACTTGCAATACCAGTTGTAGCTGTATTAGATATAACACCATAACCAATAGGAATAGCATTTTGTGCAATCCACGCTTGGTACGCATCCATATTCCAGCTACACAATGGATAGTTATTAAGCTGGATAACCTCTGTATTAATTGAAGTATAACCACCTACTGGGTCATAATCTGCAACCCCTTTATAACTATCTGGTCTTAGTGTCATAGCTACTGGCTGTGTAATTGTTCCAGAAATCTCAAACACTGGTGTTAGGTTTTCAAAGAATTCATAACGTAATGAAAGTTCTTGACCACTAGCATTATCAACGTGATAGAAGTTATAAGGATAAGTATACATCTTAGCATTTTTAGGCGTATAACCATCTAGTGTCATGTTTGTATTTACTTGTGTTTTTTGAACATGTGTTATAGCACCATTACCACCATATGGAATTATATGGCTCTGAGGTATAGTACCAATAAGAAGTTTAGGGCACATATACATAGCAACAATAGCATCTGGTTTTTGTAGGTAATTACTGATTCTACTATTAATACCACTTACATCTGTACTATCATATACAAACAGTTTAGCACCACCATAGATACCATCGTATAACTGTCCAGCTGTAGCTTGTGTGGTGTCAACTATTGCTAGTATAACACACATATCCGTCATTCCACTAGCTAACTGAGCATAAGAATTGAAAACATATTCACCAGTTTCCAAAGGTTCTGGAACTATATTATCACCTATACCATCACTTATACTATGTTGTCTTTCAATAAAACATTCTTCAATATGTGCATCAAACATCCATGTCTGAATAACATCAATTTCGAACGTAATCTCTGTTGTTTCATTATTAATATATTCAACAGAGTTTATGAAAGCATAAAACCATTTGTTACCAAAGTTTGTATTCTGGAACATCAGATAGTTAGCATTATAATATAAATCTGCTTTACCTTCAATTCTCATTCTACCCTTGTTAACTCTCTGGTATGTATAGTTAGTACAGTTTTTAAGTACCATTCCAGCAAAGTAATTATATTGTGCTGTTGCATTAGCAAAGTACAAAGTGTGGTCATATGTATTCTCTAAAGGTACGTTGTGTAATATTTTTATATTTGTGTTTGGTTCTATATACATATCACTTTTCCTTTTTTATATGTGGGGAAGAACATTATATTTAATCCTTCCCCACTAAGAGTATACTACTTAGACACTTTTAGCAAGTGTAACAGTATCACCAACTTCACTAGCACCAGTAATTGTAGAAGATGCTATATAAAGCTGTCCGTTGATTGTTGCATTAAGTGTTATTTCCTCTTCAAGTTTATCATAAGGAATCATAACAGCACCAAACGGATGAACAGCAATACCATCATCAACAAGTGCGTCTGTCTGAACAAACTTGAGGTTAGAAGGTGAAAGTGTATCTGAATCATTAGCAACAAATGAAAGTGTAGTTGCTATTTCACTTACTGATTTATCAGTAATTGTAATGTTAACACTAGCTGGAAGTGTAGTTGTTGCTGAACTAAGAGCAAATACAATAGCGTTAGCAAAAGGTGAAACGCTAACTGTCTTCCATGTGTGATACCAGTAATTCCAATACAGACCAGAACCAATATAGTTCTCTGTCATTTTATTAAGGTTATCATATACTTGGAAGAAGTTTTCATCCAGAATGACAGCTTTAACATCACCCATAAGTGCAAGTTCTGCTGAGGTTATCTCTTCGATACCATCACTATTTGCACGTATTACTTCAAATCTTTCGTTATCAAAACTTGTCCAGTTATCAATAAGGAAAAGTCTACCCATGAAATCAGCTTTTTCCATATTGAAAGCACTAGCTAAAACTTCAACGTCAAACTCGGCATTAAACATAGCATCCATAAAGATAACTTGTCTATCTTTAGGTGTATTTGTTTTAACACCAGCTTCGTTATACTCATTACTCATAAACTGGATAACGTTTGAAGTACCTCTGAAAGCTTTGGCTGAATCTTTAAGGTCTGTCCCATCACCAATAGATACTGGATAAAGTTTACCAGAACTAATTGATTTGATAAGAAGATACTTAAATAGTAAGAACTCGTCATATTCAGATGCTGTGTAAACTGAGTCAACAATTTTAGCAATAAGGTTCTGTACACCATCAACAGAAACAAAAGCCATTCTAAGGTCTTCATCCTGAATAGTTACTGGGTACATTACTCTCCAATTCATTGTGTGGAAAGCTGACTTAACATCTGGAATAGTTCTTTTAAGTTCTCTTGCTGGTGCTTTTTCTGCTGAGTAATCAACAACATTAGCAATCTGTATGAAAATATCTTCAACAGTTTCACCAAACTCAAGATAACCTTTTTTAAGTATAGCATAAGGGTTATTAAATGTTGCACTCTGTACTCTTACAAGAGCAATTCTATTAACAAGTGCGTTGATAAACTGATTAGCAAACGCTGGTGTACCATAGATAACTTCACCAACTTTAGGAATATCCTTTGCGGTGGTTACTACTGGTACATTCTGCTGATAATCATAACTAGCGTTCTGTCTAATAACATTGATAATATCAATGGTACTAGCATTAAGACTATTAACGGCAATTCTTCTTGGCATTTTAGTTCTCCTTTACTTCTGTAAATAAATCATCAAAACTCATAGGTTCGTGTTTACCACTTGGGTCTTCTGGGTCTGGGTCTGGTGTAGCTTCTGGCTCACCACTAAAGAAACGCTCTGTGTATTTCTTTCTCCATTCCTTGTCATTAGCTTCATACTTAGCCTTCCAATCCTCTGTATCAGATACCTTTGACTCATAATCAGAAATAGTATCTGTTACATCTTCTAAGAATGAAATACTTTCATCATCTGGTTCATCACCCATTTTACCTTTTAGGTATTCCAGTATTTCTTCCTTACTTCTAACAGCCATAGAGTCACTCCTTTCCTTAATAATATCTTACTTTCATCCAAACTGGCATTTTGACGTAGGGTTTAGACGGAGTACCACCACCGCCACCACCAGCTGTAAAGTATCTATACAACATAACAGCATTGTTTAACTTTTCATTATCAGACAAATATCTGTTTCCAGTTATCCAATTTGTTATGGATGTATCTTGTGCGTGATTTAATATATAGTTGTAACACCTTTGTGCTTGTGATACTCTATCATCCCATGAACTATCATGTATACCTTCCCAACATAAATTCCATGCGTGGGTTAATGTTGTCAAGTCTGTACTAGGTGAAGTTAAGAATGATTCCAGACTTGTAAACTCTGGGTAATCCTCTTTAGGTATCCAGTAATCTTCAACAACTATATACTCACATTGTGCGTCACCATTTGTTACAGAGTATCCATGCCCTACTAGCCAATCATGTAAGTCAACTAATCTGGTACTACCATCAACGTTTGTCCATTGTCCTAGACCATATCCATGCAATTCATCTGTCCAGTTAGCAACTTCTAGTGATTCCCACACAGCTGGATTAATACCAGACTCTGTCCAGAAATTACCACACATAGCTGACACAACATAGAGTGAGTAACCATAACTATGTGCTCCATCACCATATCTGAACACTCTTGGAAAGCTTCTGGTATAATCTGATATAGATACTTGGTCTACCAGAGGTCTGTTATCTGTGTGTGCACCCATGAACCTTCCATGCCCTTGTCCACCTTCATAACAAATCTCTGTGTGTTCTTCACTAACACCTATATCACCAGCTTTGTATTCACCTTCACTATTTACTTCTACAAAACCTAACCTTAGTAACTCTGTTATTTCATCAGTTCCAGCTGTAAAAGCATTATAGTTTGGTGCATATTGTGGTGTAGAAAAGCCACCAGCAATAAGTGCAAAGTTTACAAAAGAAGAGCAATCATAATATGTAATTCCATTAACTGTCTGTTGGTTTCTGTATCTCTGACTATAACCAACATCTGGAGCGTTACACGTTTGTATTGCCCACGTGTAAACCTTGTTTATATCACCCATGCAAATCCTCACAATACTCTAATAATAGGGTCTAATAACTCTATATTATTATAACATATCTATTGCAATATTTCAAGCATTATGTTATAATATTGGAAAGAGGTAATGTATATGAATAATGATAAG